CACGGCGTTGATCGTGATGTGTGATGGTAGTATGTGGCATAGCAACATAGTTTACTACGTGGTTGTAGAGTTCGTCGTAAGTCATTCTTCTTTCCCCCAGTTAGGATCGTTGATAAAGTTGTCAGATGGATTGTGAATAAACATACTCTTTTTCATTTTACCGATGCGTCTTTGTTCGGTAAATCCGTGTGGGATTTCTCCATTCCAACCATTCTTTCTTGCTTGACCGACTGATGGAAACAATTCCATTTCTACTGCGATGTGTGCCATCGTCCAGTGTGGTTGGATTTCTATGTGATCGTTAGGATCAAAACCCCACCAGTCAATTTCAGGAAGATTGAATACTCCCGATTTCACAAAGTTGAATTCAAGTTTCATCTTCTTCTACAAGGAACATAGCATCATACTCTTCATCAGTCAGAGTGAGATACTGAACGTTTGCATCCCTGTGTTCTTCAGCATAAACTAACTGATAGTGTGCGAAGTGTGAGGGACTGGTGCTACCATACTCAACCACACCATCAACAAGGCAAAGGTAGTTCATACAACTTCTCCGTATGCTTCCAGAATAGCACGGGCAACAGCAATCGCAAGGTCTTTCTGTGCGATACTCATATCCTCACGGGCACCACGTTCACAAGAAGTAATGAAGACACCATCATTATCTACTGTGAGTTCTACCCGATGAAAAATCTTTTCATCATCAGGGTCAGACATCGTGAAAACATCAATCTTGCTACGAACAACATCGCAACCAGGAAGTTTAGTGTAGAATTTAGACATCAGGTTTCTGTGTGTATGAGTGTATTATAAGGCAAAACCACCTCCTTGTGGGAAGTGGTGTGCCAGTTATTCAAGTGTCCAGAAGTGCCTTGAGTTTCTTATTCTCTTCCTCAAGTTCTTTGACCTTTTGAGAAAGTGAAGTATCATCTTGAGGTTCTTCTTTCTTCTCAAGAATAGTTCCAGTTACATCCGCACCCTGAAGGTTAGCACCCCTAAGGTCAGCACCCACAAGGTCAGCACCCACAAGGTTAGCACCCACAAGGTAAGCACCCTGAAGGTTAGCACCCTCAAGGTCAGTACCCACAAGGTTAGCACCCCTAAGGTCAGCACCCACAAGGTTAGCACCACTAAGGTTAGCATTCCTAAGGTTAGCAAAGGGTTTGATTTCGTAACCGTTGACGTTCATTAGAGTTCTTTGTGTATGAGTGTATTATAAGGCATCACGAGGATGCTGTGTGATGCCGTGTGACGGTTCTTCAGGTGTCCTCAAACCCAAGTTCTAACATTTGCTTTTGGATGTTTCTTACAAGCATCCAATATTTTTTCTACAAAAGGAACAAAGTCCTTATAAGTTCCCCAACCATTAGAAGCATCAAACTGCTTAAAGTGTTCTGGATCAGATTTGAGGTTCTTCAATCCTTCTTCAAGAAGTGGAATTAACATCCCAGCAGTTGGATTTTCCCAAAGTTCATAAGGATGCCAAAGAGGGTAATAAATGCTTGCTTCCTCTGCCATCTTATTCAAGTTATGAGTAATATTTGCAGAATACAACTCAACCTTATGAGGTTCAGGTGCTCCCGTATCTACCTCAATTTCCAACCAAAAATCAAGAGACATAATGTTTCTGTGTGTATGAGTGTATTATAAGGCATCCACAGGGGAATTGGAGGGGTCTTGTGCCAGTTCGTCAGGTGTCCTCAGACAAGACCATTTAGAACATCATCAAGAGAATATTCATTATCGTTTGTCAAATTAACAACAACATAGTTACTAAACTTCCCCAAACAATCTCCCTGCGCCAAAACCACAAAGTTAAGCATAACTTGAGAAGGGGGAAGGGTTTTAACAACGGTTTCTTTGTTACAACATCTAAGAGAACGACGAATTTCATCAGTGGATGAAAATACTCTTCGTTGTTTTTCAGAAACTCCCATCCTTAATACACATTGCATACTTTCTTTTTCTGGGCAAAGTGTGAAATACGCATCATCTGTTATAAAGTAAGAAAGATTTTTTTTACCTAACCATACATCAAAATCTTTCAATTTGATGGAGAAGAACATAATTCCTTTGTGTGTATGAGTGTATTATAAGGCAAAACCACCTCCTTGTGGGAAGTGGTGTGCCAGTTCTCAAGGTGTCTCATCACTCCAGATATATGTCAGTTTATCACCATCGGCAAAGATATTCAGGTGATAGATTTTATCATCTTTTGTATAGCACCCAACCCAGAGTGCTCTTTCATTCATACTTTCAAGATGAAACATTTGAATGTCTTGAAGTACGATTTCATCTGGATTTTTTTGAGATCTATTCATCGGAAACTCTTCAATACTCTACGAAGAAACTGAATAGAGTTGTAAAACTCTTCACCATCTTGTCCACCAATCACAATCCAATCAAGTTCTTCTAATGCAAGTTTAATTCTTTCTTGTTCTGTGAGATCTTTGAATTCTTTGTTTGCTAACTCTCTTCGTGCTGCTTCTTCAAGCATTTCTTCGTGTGTAGGTTCTTTATTCATAAGTTTGCAGATTTTCTCCTTTCCGTATTCTGTGAGTTCTTTTTTACTGGTGCGGAGTTCTTCTATCTCTTGTGGTGATAAGTTCAACCACGGAGCATCATCAGGTTCTGGTAGATTAAATTCAGTCATTTTAGTTTCAAGTGGTTATCAAGTTCATACTTGTATCGTTCAAAGAACTCCATTGCAGTTCCGAATGCCCAGTCGTTATAATCTTTTTGAGTGGGTTCTACTCCTATGTTATCACCATTATCTTCCCACTCATCAAAGAAGTCTTCAATAGGACATTCAATCTCAATATATGCAATTTTTGGTTTGATGTCAGTCATTTCTTCCAATCCTCATATTCAATGTTTTTACATTCCGTGCCATCTTTGAGTGTTAATACATCCCCACAACTGCTTATTACTGGATTTTCACTGGTTTTATCAAGAATTTCAATAGTTCCATTTGAATGCTGACCGATATATTTTCCACCATCCCATTCAGGAAGTTCTAAATCATCAGGATTACTAATAAATCCAATACCCCACCAATTAAATCCTTCATTATATACCACCATTAAGACTTCACGACTTTTCACTAAAATAGAAGAAGGACATGTATTCAACCAGTTTTGAATAAATGAATGATTTACAAGTTCTTCTGTGGTATCAAAGTCAAATTCTATAAAATTATCAATATCAACAAATCCTGGAACTCTTTGTCTAAAATGATTTTTTGTTTCAGTCATTTTTCATTTCTTTAGGTTGAGTATAAAACAATTCATCTCTCCAATTCCTTCCAGCAATATCAAAACTCAAACCTACCTTACCTACAGAGAAGAGAAATGAGAACAATCTACCATAACCCATAGAGATTTGTAGATAAGGAAACTCAATCCACTTACCATACTCACCAAAGTCAAATGCAACTTGAAGAAGTGAATAGTGTTTTGTGGTAAGAAGAGTAAAATAAAACTCTTTACCGTAGTCGTCTCTTACACCCCATTTTGCGATTTTCATTGGTTTAGTTCCTCCACAAGTTGTAATAGGTCATTTTTATCAAGGACAATCAAGTCATTCTGTGCATTATACGACCTAATATTCTCCGCAGCAATAAACAGAATTGCAGCAACTAACTTCTCTTCAGTATCAGCACCATTATTTCGGTGCTCCCATACTGCATTCATAAATTCTTGCGAACGTTCAGTCATTCTTCAAACTCAAAATAAAGATCAATCACATTCATAATTTCATTGTTGATGGTTTCAATCACCCAACCTTCATCAGGTTCTTCTGTATGCTTATGTGCTCTCCTATATCCAATCCTAGTACCTTCATCAATACACATTTCAAGAATAGGACGGATTTTTGGTTTCATTTTTTTGATTACTTATGAAAGTATCATACCACAAAATTACCTATTGTGGTAGTGGTGTGTGCGGTTTGTAAAGTGTCCATCCTTTATAATGTTTATATTTTCCATTTAACATTCTATTAAATCCACCTTGATCTAAATTATTTTTTCTACAAAATTCACTTTGATTTATTCCTTTTATAATTTCCCCATCAGGACTAACCACACAAAATTCTTTACTCATAGAAAGAACTTGTTCTTCACTCATTTTTCTACCAAGAGTTGGAGATATAAAACCACTTTTATATCTTTGTTTTGCTTTTTCACCTATGAGTTTTTTAGTTTCTTCACTTTGTTTTTTTCCATACATTGAATTTAATTCACCAAATCTTTTACTATTATACATTCCATTTTTTTCACCAACACATCCAGGTTTTCCATATCTTGGGTTGTTTTTTCCTCTAACTTTAACTGCAATTTTTTCTTTATGGTCTTCGGTAAGAGATTTACCATAATACCAATGATTAGATCCTTTTATTGAGTTTGAATATTTTATTCTACAACTTTCATATAATCTTGAATTGAAGTATCTTTTATAAGATTTCATAGCAAGATGTGCAAATAACATCTTTTGAGATTTTACATCATCAACTCCATATCTTTTAATATAAATTCTTTCCAACAAACAATGTGCAATGTAATGTTCCCTTGATGTGAGAGTAACAATTCTATTATTCTTACCAAAGATACTTTTTGGAAAGGTATGATGCTTTTCTGTATATCCATCAGGAGGAGTTCTGTTCTCTGCTTTCCTAATGAGGTTACAATAAACTTTTAGATAGTTCATTTCTATTCTATTGGTACTGCATTACTATTTATAATAGAAAAGGTGCCCGAAAGCACCTAATCTGTCCGTAGAGAATTGCAGTACCAACAGACATTTTTATTTAGGATAGTTCTTTAATTCCCTTTTGCAACCACTTAAAATCTCTTGTTTCAGTAATGCTTTTGATCTCACCACAGACATTACATTTTCCCTCATATACTGACGATACTCCATCGTGATATTCACCATACTTTTTTCCACAATCAAAACAAACTACATCTGCATCTACAAGTTTCTTACGAAGTTCTGCTTTTTCAGCAGAAGAACAGAGAGCATCCATTTCCTCATCAGTATATTGAGGATTATCAGGTTGCTCAAGACGGGAAAGTTTTGCTTTCAGGTCATAAATCTCATCCTGCATCTTACGAAGTTCTTTTGCATAATCTTCTGCCATTTTCAGGTCAAACTCATCAGCAACCCTTTTCATATCCTCTTCATTACGCATATCATTGAATGCAAGAGATGCAGCACCTTTCATAATGCCCACATCATTATGTCCCATCGTGCGGGCAACAGTTCCAAAGAAACGGAACAGTTGAATGGTATTCAGATCGTGAGCAGGAACCTCAAAGGTATAATGCTCTTCGGGAAGAGTTTCATCATCATACACACCATAAGAGGATTGATTGACGAACTCAGTATCAAACTGAACTTTAAGAGTTGCTTTGTAGGTCATCGGTTTGGTTTTGTATACTCATACTATAAGACCCTTGACTGCGAAAGTCAAGGGTCTGTGGACAGTTTATAAACTGGTCTAGGTACTTAATATTTTTTTACAAATTCTTTTACATATCTGTTGATTACCATCACATTCAATTAGACATTGATAATAGTCGTTAATAATATTTCCTTGTTCATTAAACTCATCAAGTGTTTCTCCAAGATGTTTGGCGTTATCGTTCCAGGCTGCAAGTTGATTAAAAGGAATTAAATTGTGCATAATGAACCTCCACGCACAAGTAACGTTATAATAAAGAATTCTATGCTGTAGTGTTCTCACATTACTATATTAGCATATTCAGTTTATTTGTGTGGATTTCTTAATATATCTTAATCACGTTGCCGCCAATCATCAGGTTTATCTTCTGTAAAGAAATCTACAATCTCATCAATGCTATCAAATCCAGATTTACCAAATCTTTCGTGTCCCAATCCACCAATATCAAGTTGATTAAGGAAATCATCAAGGTCCCCTTCTTGCATATCAGGATTTTCTGCTCTACGCCTTGCCTGTCGAAGTATTTTAGCAGCAGATTGATTTGCTTTTGCTAGTTTTTCACACCATATCATTTCCCCTAAACTAACTTCTTCGTGTAATGCAATCTTGTTACAAATTTCTTCTAACTTTAACCGATAAGCAGTAGAAAGCATCGTATCGTCCAGATATAGGGTTATTTAGATTTTTTATTCTCAAACTCTTTCATTAATTCTTCTGCAATCTTCAATGATTTTCTATACATTAAGTATTTTACGATTGGATTTCGTGGGTCGTGCAATATCATCCATTTTGTTTTCTCATATTGAAATTTAATCAAATGTGAAAGTAAAACAACTGCTGCTGCAACACTTTCATCAGTAACAATCAAGTATGCAATACAAGCAAATATAATGAAATAGATGTATATTGAATTCATTTTCTAAGTGTCTTAAGATATTCTAATATATTCTCGCGAATATACATCAACTCATTAAAACACAGTTGATTGTGAGCACAATTTCTGAGTTCTGGATCTGGCTTTAAAACACTTTCCTCAAATAAGGTCAGTCCTCGGTTCCATTTATCTTCTGGGGTTTCATTTTGCATCTTTATTAATAGTAACAGGACAAAAAGGTATTGTTTTACGAATTTCTGTGATGATTTCCGTTCTTTGTAGTTCAGTCAATCCAACAACTTTACTAATACGCTGCAGAAGACTTAATGCTTGAGTACAGGTTATAGTTGTTGCAAGTAATACAACCATAACTTCTCCTTAATCTATTACTATTTAATAACTTTCCAATTTTTATCTTCTTGAACTTCATTCATCCAGAACATAAATCGTCCTGAGATGCTTTCAAGTTTTACCAGTCCATTCTTACGTTCTCGTACTTTGCAAGAATGAAGAAGTTTCATATCGTGTAGAAAAACATCTTTTGCTTCAGATGTTTTGGGAGATACACAAATAAATTCGGTTTTCATAAGATTTTTGAAAGTGTTTTAAAGGTCTTAAAAGTTAACTTAATGAGTCCTTATCAACCTCGACAAAGGTAATTGTACAGGTATTTCATAGGTCCGTCAAGTAGTCTGTCCAGTCTCCTCAAGAAACTTAAGGTAATAGTATTCTTCGAGACTGTGTGCCTCTACTTCATGAGGTTGTTCCCAGTAATCCAGGTCCTCACACTTGATGTCCTTGTAGTACATTTTTCCTCTACGTTCTTTGAGAAGACCTTTTACCCACTGATGTAAATGCACAAGTTCGTGGAATAATGTCTTCGTATAAAGTTCAAGATCAAGTTTTGGATCAATCTCAATCAAAAACTCACGAGGACGATAAATGTCTCCAGAGACTGAGCAATAACCATATGCTTGTTCTCTACGAAGACCTCTGTGAAGTACTTCAACGTAGATATGGTGTCTGGGTAGGTGCTTGGTAATGAACCACTCTACAGCGTCTTCTACACGTCTCTTACGTGCTCCATAACCAGTAATATCAATGCAGTACATTAGAATGCAGAGTTAAAAACGACATTGCAAAGTCTTACACCCCAGTTCATAAGGATCATAAAAGACCCTATGAAGAGCAGTCTATCAAGGTTTGAGAGGGGCATCGGTCTCTGTGCTACCCATCTACTATAAAGCACCTCCCAGGCGATCCTGAAGGTGCTGTGACGGTTTATAGAGTGTCCTTAGTACCCATTTTCACCCCATCTTTCCCCACTTAAATATTGGGATTCGTATGGGTAGGTATAAAAATCTCTCTTAGGACAAGCAAGATCAATTCCTGTTTGTGGGAAAGATTTAAATGCTAAAGGTAAAACATAACTACTAATTTCATGTGCTTCATTCCACAGAGGAGCACCATCATAGAGATACTTTTCTGGTTCAATTAGCATCCTTTTGATTCTATCATCAAATCTAGTACAGTAATGAGCTCCAATATAAGTTTCTGGTCTGGTTAGGAAGTTTGCATATGAAGCAAGTTCATACTTTCCAATTCTAACTTTATCAATTAAACTATTATATTCTAGTGGAATATCAAAGAGATATACTAAATCTTCTGTTCTACCCCAGAAAATGTGATCTTTGGGATGAAAAACAAAGTTCGGAAATACTCCTCCAACAAAAAGTTTTTGATCTGTATGATTTTCTTTGAAAAAATCATACATCTTTAACATACTTTCAGTAGTATATTTTTGATCAGATCTCATTTTAGCTGCAAATTTTGTCTTACACTGTTTAATACCAGATAAAGAGGTAACAATTTGCAAGTTCTTATTGCAGGTTCCTGGAGTTGAAGGGTATTTACTTCTTACAAAAATTACCTTATCATTGTAATGTCTTTGCTCCTTGTTATCTTCCCAGCATGAAACAATAATGTTATTCACAAAAGGAAGTTTTAAGTAATCGGAAATAATCTCATCAGTATAATCATCATATTGTCCCTGAAGAACAATATCCATCTTATTGTCTTCTAATATTTCTACTAGTTCTTCTTTAGGGTTATCAAATGAAAAATAAATGATAAACTGTCCAAGATAAGTGTCTTTCCAATATTCTCTGAATCCATAGAGATAATTATCATCAAAAATATGTTCAGTAACTTCCTTACCGCTTCTTTCATAAACATGAAGATCTAAACAATCTGTTAGGTAAAGGTCACGAAATTCTATAAACCGTTCTATAGCATTATGATGGTCATTTATGTGCCATTCACCTGCACAATTTTTAACTTTGTTGCGAATGTATTCATAATTTTCTTTTGTAAAAATTGAATACTCTCCACCTTCACAATCAAATTTTAAAAAGTCAATCCTATCAATATTATACTCACTTACAATCTTTTTAAATGTTGTTGTAGAATAAGTATTTCCATCATTTTGGTAAATATATTCTCCACTAGCACCAATTACTTTTGATACTTCTTCGTTGTCTCCAATTCCTTTGTTGATGATGGTAACTGGTCCATGTCCAATGTTCTTCTTCAAATAATCAATGATTATGTTTGAAGGTTCTATACAATAAACATGCTTAGGATTTTTATCTAAGATTGAATATGTGAATGACCCACAATTTGCTCCAGCATCAAAAACAATATTACCTTCTTTTACTTGTTTGTGCTTTTCATAAGTTCTCTCAACAAAATTTTCATTGCTGAACATTTGAGCATATTCTGGATCTGTTGGACCCCAATCAAAATTTGTTGGAACTAAAAAATCACTAAAATAATTCTTTAGGTTATACAGAACAACATTTCTATGATCTTCTCTCATATCATAGTTGTTTAGTAGATCTTTAAACAATTCACCAGATTCTTTATTTTTTCCCCACCACCAACCAGAAATTGCTTTTAGTAGGATCAATCCATATTTTCCTGGATATTCAACATCGCTTTTAAGTGGTTCAATATTAAAGTCTGCAAATGTTAGAGCAATATTTGTATAAATGTAGCAATCTTGCCATTGCTCCTTTTTCTCTGAGAATTTTCCCAGCAAGTAATATGCCTCTGGTCTATTTGGAAGTAGGCAAAGTGCCTGCTGCAAAATACCTTTAGCAGTTAGATCTCTTGTTCCCTGCCTATCATAACAATTAGAAGCATGTATTAATGCTTCGTATGCTAAAGTATCGTCATCTGCTCTCTCAGCACATCTAAGAAAATAAGATAAGGCTGGAGATGATTGACCTTCTTTTTCATACCAAAGACCTAGAGAAAAGTTTTTCTGTGGATCTTCAGTGTCCAAAGAATAATCAACTAAAAGTTCTTCAATATCAGTTTTTTTGTTATCTTCTAAGATTCCCATAATTTTTTTTAATGAAACTTTATTACCGTTTTCTTTCCACCAATTAACTACAAAGTCATAACTTTCGTTGTGGTGTCCCTTTTGACCATCAAATTCTTTAAATGTTGTAGGAATATCAATATTCTCAACAAACAATTCAATGCTATAAACCTTTCCATGACCAAAAAATAGAACATTCTCAGGCATCGGAATAAAATTGCCTGGAATTGTTACGTCATAAACATCACCAAAAATATGTCTATCAATTATTTTTTTAGCATAATCTCTAGTAATGATATATGCAGTAGCAGACCAATCATCATGAGATTTCTCTCTTAGATTTACATTTTCATAAAAAGGTCTTACAGTTGCTAGATGAACGCATTCTGCATCATCCGGTAGATTATCAATAAATTCTTTCCATGTAAAATTCCAATACTTTACAAGTTCAAAACTTACATCATCTTCACAGAAGAATGCATAATCATCATCACATTCTTCGTACCACTTTTTAATTGCTTTAAGATGTGAAATTATAGTTCCTCTAGTACCAGAGTCTAGAGTTTCTAACAATTCTCCTCTAATTTTATCATCACATTCAGAGAACCTTTTAGATATAATTGGATAAACTGAACTGATATTATATTGAGAAAATTGTTGATTTAATAAGTTTTGCCTATCTATGCTCTCCTCAAGAGAGATATAATAGACTTTAGGAAAATATTCTAATTTATTTGCGATCATTTTTAATCTGCACAGCAACTTGTTTAATTAAGTGTTCAATGTTTAAATTAGGTTTCCACCCAAGAACTTTTTGTGCCTTTTCAAAAGAACCAATAGATTTTCTAATAGTCTCTTGCTTGACTGTTTCTTTATTTAGAGCATATTTCCCAGCGAACAATTCTGGATATCTACTCCAAAGTTCTTCTGCTGGTTTATATGCAAGTGGTATATGAGTGCAATTTAATGCTTCTGAGACCCATTTTCCAATCTGATTTACACTATAATTCAATCCAGTACAGACATTAAAAGTATCGTTGGGTTTCTTTTGCAGACAAATTTCTATCATAGAAATAATATCTTCAACCCAAATAAAATCTCTGGTTTGAGTTCCATCACCACTTAAACGAGGAGATATTCCTGAAAGAAATTCTCTTGCTAAAAAATTAACTAGAGGTGGGTGAATCCTGTGATAATCTCCATCAGGACCAAAAACATTAAAGAATCTCAGAGTAGTGATCTCCATGTTATAATTTTCTCTATAAGATTCTATAATGTCTTCAGCCATCTTTTTTGAGGATGAATAGTATAACTTCGGATTTAATTTCAAATCTTCTGTAAAGATATCTGCTCCACAATTTTCATATACTGCACTAGTACTGGAAAAAATAACATGAGGAATCTCATGATTTTTAGCAAATTCTAAAACATTTGTAACTCCACCAACATTAGTCCAAATTGTTTCTAATGGATTTATTTCACAGTCTGGAAGAGATGTTATTGCTGCTAGATGAATAATAGCATCAAACTTTGTGTCTAATAAAGTAAAAGGTTTTGAAATATCAACATTAAAAAATGGAGCAATCAAAGCTCCATTTACTTCAATATTTGATTTGTATCCATTTCTAAGACTATCAATCAAAACCAATTCATGTCCATTTTGAATTAGTCTTTTAGAAATACCACAACCAATCTGCCCTGCTGCTCCTGTGATAAGTATTTTCATTCAAAAAACTCCTTTAAATTATTTGCATTTCGTGGAATATTAATTGCCTTTGCAGAAGGATATGGATTGCTTCTTGCAAAATCATTGATCACTACTCTCTGTGCATGAGGCAGTCCCATAATCAGTTGGTCATAAGGAATTCCTTTCTCTTCCATTTCAAATACAGTAGTTCCTCTGTGTTCTTCTGGTCTGCTGGTTGTTAGAATAATCTTAACTTTACCAGACTGATACAATTGATTTAGGTAATCAATATTCTCTTGTATTGCAGTTCCTTCTCCAACATAAGGAGGGAAATGTGTAGAAGAATTCGTAACTAAAGTTCCGTCAATATCCACAAACAAACATTTATATTGTTTCTTATAGGCATTCCAGGCATCCAGTGTTCCCCAATCCTTAAAGTTAGTTGTGGGCAATCCACAGAAAAGGGAACCAGATAGAATCATTTCAAATATGATATGACTCACATAACATTCACCATCAATATCAGATAGTTTCTTATAAATCTCACAGAATTCTGTAGCACTTCCGAATCCATATCCACCGGCAGAAAATGTAGAACTAATGACTTTCTTTTCTACAATATTTGTAATTACGCCATTCACATCAAACTGCAAGTAGCTCTTTGCCTTTGCATTAATATTTTCCATATCATTCAGGTCAAAGTAGGCAACCTGATTGATAGGTTCCGTAATCTCACACTCATAATATCCATCAGAGTCTTTGATGAATATGAATCCATCAAGGTTAGATTTCAGAATGAGTTCATATACAGTTTCCGACTGAGATTGTGTTTGATTCTCAAGAAACACAATATTGGATTTTCCTAGAAGACCCAGTTCATCAAGTTCCTTTTCAAATCCATCACAGAAATGATACTTCTCTTCGTGCTCGGATAAACAGACAAAATAAATTTCATCAAAGAATTCTAGATTCAATCCAAGTATTGATTCTATTCCCATAAAACGACCCGTCATTGGATGAGTAAGCATCCATTTGGGTCTCATATTTGGAAATCTAGAAGACTTCCCCGCCATAGGAACTATTAAATTCCTCATACAATTTGGTAGAAGATACAACTTTATCCAGTATAATTCTTTGTTGAGAATTTGTCAAATAAGGTTCAATTCTTAAAATGTTGATTGCATCAAGAACATCAAAGCTTATTTTTTCAATATAATACCCATACCGGTCTTCTAGTTTTTCCCAAATATAACGATAAGTTTGAATCATACGAACCGAAGATAGATTTTGTATTTTCAAGCTCCAGAGATAATACAAGTCTTGTTTAATTTTTACAAGGTCACATAAAAAACTATCCACATAAGAATCCAGAAAGTCAATAAAGAATAAACGATTTGGATGAAACAGAATATTATTAAAGGTTAAATCCCCATGACAAAATGTATTCGGAACAACGATAGATTCTTCTTCAACTAGTTTTTTTAGATGTCTAATAAAGTTCTTATGATGACTTCTTGGTATCAGAGAATCCAATTTGTTTAGAATCTCATCCGTTACATCAACCATTCTAAATCTAGAAGAAATGAAATCAAAATAACCGAAGAGAGTCTCAATCACAAATTCAATATTCTCTACACTCGCAGAAGAGAAGAACTCATAAAATGATAGTGCCGGAACATAATCCATATCAAAAGAATTCTGATTTACACTCAGAACTTTGGGAGTATCAATATTCCTGAGTATCAGATTATAGAAAAAATTCTGCTTATCAACTTGTTTTAATAATCTGGAATTATATTCTGGCGAAGAAGAATACTTACGAAGTGTTGTATTATTCAGAAGTTCTAGTTTGCAACCAGATAATCCACCATCAAATTTATTTTTAATGCTATAGGTCATTCTCTCATAAATTCTTCAATTGTTTGAGTGGAACCAATATTTCTCCACCAATTTAAATTTTGTTTATATGATTGTTCGTGTGCTGGATGGATTGGTTGGTTTTTACCTTCTTCTGTATTTGGATTAAGATACGAAGGCATAAAACTCAGGTCTTCTGTAAATAGTGGAGCACCATAAACTTTACCTAATGGAGAGAAGATAATAGTTTCAATCACAGGAACCTTTGCCCAATCCTCTCTAAAATCTATATCAGAACCTCTAAAATCTAAATGAAACCTACCGTCATAGTAATAAGTATCAATCAGTTTCTTAGCAAATTCTCTTTTAATAATATAAGCACAACCAGACCAATCACACCAACAACGATTGCGGAAACCAATTTTAAATCTATCAAATTCGTCTCTCAACCAGGCAAGTTGAACAATCTCCCAATCATCAGGAAGACTATTGTAGAAATCGTCCCAAGTAAAGTTCCAGTACTGAACCAGTTCCATACTCAAATCATCTTCACAGAAGAAAGCAACTTCCTCAGTAGTATTATCATACCACTGTTTGATTGCCTTGAGGTGCGATGTAACAGGCCCTCTGCTTCCAATACTTAAACGGTCAATATAATCTGATATAATTTCGTGTTGAGTATCATCATACTTATTGAAAATATGAGGTGTGATATGATTAATACCAACCTCAGAGAACTTTTGATGCAACTTTTCTCTTCTTTCAGTACAATAATCCACACTGATATAATGTACTGGAGGAAGATTTTTGAGTTTTGATTTATCTGGTTTGTAATAAATCCAACACTTTTCATCTGGTGTAAATCCAGTCAGTAATTCATTCACTGCTCGTTTAACACCGGGAAACCAATCATATTCATCGTGATAATAATCGTGCCCTGCAATAATTCCACCTGGTTTCACCTTGGGATACCAGGCAAGAATATCATCTCGGACATCTTCATACTCGTGAGAAGCATCAATAAAAACAAAATCCAGAGAATTATCCTTGAATTTTTTGACTGCCTCAAGAGAAGTCATCTTGAGTGGAAAATAATATTCACCAACAGGTCTCATATTATCAATAAAGATATCATAGAGTTTAGGTAACTCTTCCATTCCTTCGTGCTCTACACTTCCTTCCCAGGTATCCACACAGAAGAACTCTATGTCCTTATTGGAATTAGCAATCTCCACACACATATATGCTGCAGATTTACCTTTCCAACAACCAACTTCTACGAAACGACTACCCGAAGGAAATCGCTTTACAATTCTAGAGTAAAGGTTGGGATAAGAAAACCAACCCTCACCAAAATTATCACTTCCGCAAATGTGTTCCACTACTTAATCTCTAAGAGAACTGATTCTGGGTTTCCATACAATCTACCATCCACTGCAATCTTATGAGTAGGAATATATTTCTCAATCAATTCTGTCCAAGTTGTCGCCATATCATCGTGGAATTCAATTGCAATATACTTAAATTCTGAAAGACAAGTCGTATTTTCTAGTACATTTCTTTCTCCACCTTCAATATCAATCTTAATGAAATCATATTTGGGTAGATTTTCCAATGTTATGGTTGGAAGTTGGTTGAATTGAGTTGTATGATTTTGCGAATTCATATTGTATCCACCAATATTTCCATCAGATTGTCCTAATGAAATTGTTTCTGCACCATAATGTAAAGCCTTGTTTATAATTTTAACTCTCCAATCATCCTTAAATCTATTTTGAATATAATCAAAATTTACAGGAACAGGTTCTAAAATAACTGCTTCCTTCATCGTTGGAATTTGACTAAAAAATATCTTTACAACTTCTCCAGTACATCCACCAACATCAAGGAATGATTGAATTTTTTTATCTCTTAAGAAGTTAATCATCGTTGCATAAAATGGTTTATAAGACCATTCAAGGTTTGTATAATCTAGATGACCATCCAGAGTATCTGTTCCCCAACTTACTTGTGGTTCTGGTTCTGAATTAGTTTCGACTTGAATTTCATTCATTCCTATAAAATCCAAAACCAATTCTTGAGAAACTTTGAGAAGATATGCTGCATTATCCTGAAAACCAAAAGTTATTAGATAATCATTATTGTACTCGCACATTCCCACAGCAAATTCAATCTCTCCATTTAGAAAAGAAAATTGTTTAGATACTTTTACAATATTCCAATCTTTATCCCATACAACAAAGCGATGACGATATATTCCATCCTTTCTTCCTGCAGGACTTTTTGTTAGGTAAGTTTCGTGAAGTAGTGCAAACCTATAATCTCCCAGAGGAAGAACTTGAGAACCTCCACGAAGATCTACACACCCCAAATCTTTCCAATCACTTACACATACTCTATAAGTTTTATTGGTTTCAATATCATATCTTACAATTTCCGTTCCATTCGTCCATTTTACATAATGATATGGAAGGTCTAAGATCGGCATCCAATTTTTATTACAATACTCTAATGTATCATCATCTCCTGGAATTGGAATGCGGTGCTGATTAATTTCCTTTACACCATTTTCTGTAATTTCAAGTTCAGAGAGTTCCATACGACCTGTTCCAATCGTATCAAGATCTCTTCTGACGCCAGTGATGTATAGTTTATCATCCCAACGAACAATGCGAGCATCCTCAAGACCTACAAACTCCCAGAGTTCTTTATCTGGAAAACTAGAAGTATCAACGCGATTATATTTTTTAATGTGCATATTTTCATCCATTTCGCACATATAATTCCAAGTGCGAAGTCTCCAGTCATTTTCTGGATGAATATAAACCAAAGGACCCCAAGGGTGCTCAAATCTTTTCTTTTCGGAATGATATAAGGTATAGTTAATGTTCCTTAAATTTACAAGAATTTTACCGTTATCGTTGTAAATTGAAGGATTTGTAAGTGCAGGTCCTTTTAAATCTGATGAAGGAACGGTGAGTGGGTGAATATTTCCACCATTCTCCAATGCAAGTTTAACAAAGTTCATATAAACATTATGTGTTCTTGAGAGTATTTATTATCCCAGTTGAGTGACTAAAACATTTAATTGAGTTACTGTGACTGGATCAGTATTATTTAAGTTTGAAATATGAACTTCAATATAATCATTTAGAATATGTTTATGAACATCAGTAATATGAACTATTATTGGAACTCCATTTACACATTCAAATTCTATCGTAGATGCATCTAAAATTGCATTTCCATTAGAACTATCGTAAATTCCTATACTACAGACAGTATCGGTACTTGTAACAACAGTAGCAGAAACTTGAGTGAGATATTGTCTTTCAATTCCCGCAGAACAAGTAAGACGATTATCCGAATGAGTGAATTTGGAGTTGGTTGCGTCAGCAGTTGTAGTAACTCCTGCTATTTTGGTATAAGTATCTGTTGCAGCAAAGGTGGTTTCGGTTACATTATCTTTCATATAATACTGACCGATTACAAAGGTATTATCAATACCGCGATTTCCTTCAAAGAATGTATCTGCACCATCAATATCAGTATGAGTGCTTACACCAATTTTTGTTCCTGGACCAGAGAAATTACAAGTCTGCAGAATAAAACTTTCCGGTTGACTGAAAGTAACTCCATTCTGAACTGTAATTCCAGTGTATCCAGAAGGAACAATAAAGGAGCAAACAGTTACACGAATTCTTCTTGTGCAGTTAAATGTATCTGGAAAATTGAGAATAGACTTTGTTCCACCAAGACCAAAGTTTCCACTAAACAAACACTGGTTAAATCCTACTGTTCCAGTAGTACCATCAAAAGTTAAATCTTGAGAGTTCAGGAATGCTCCATCAAGAAGAATGAAATTATTATAACTTGAAATAATTCCTACTCTTGCACAGTTGGTAAAATTAACTCCAAACCAATCCAGTGCATGAACAGATGGAATTGATGCTACAAGATTGATAGCAAAAGGGGCTTCAAGAGTAATACCTCTCATTGGAAGAGAATATACACTACTTAGGAGAGCAACATCAGTAGCAATACCTGTTGATTTAATTCTACAGTTCTCTGATGAACCACCAAGAATTGTAGTATTATCTCCTGCAACTAATCTATCACCTTGCAAATCTACAGTTGTGGTGAAGAAATAAGTATAATTATCTTTGAGAGTGATTACACCATCTACTGCTGTTGGTAAATCATTAGTGGTTCCAACAAAAATAAAGTTTCGGATATCATCAAGAAACTTAAATTGAGTTTCACCACCGCCACCAATCGTCGCCATCTGTTGTTGGATACGATTAATGAAGAGTTGATAGTGATCGTTGAGTTGTGCAAGTGTTACAAAGTTTTGATCCAGTGGAGTAAGAGGATCACCGTTCTTTACATTTGGTGGTTCATTCAATAAACCTTCATTCAGTTGCTTTCTTGGTTGAGGTATTGGTGAATTTTTAATCTGCTCACGAAATTCATAAAATTCATCGTGCTGATTTACCGCTAAATTTTGTAGAAACTCAACATTTTTTTGGAGTTCTTGAGTTTTTTCTTGTAATCTATCTACTTCGGTTTTATTTTGCTCTGCCTCGTACTCCTCAAAAGTTCTTTTCTTACTGGAAGAACTTTTAGGTGTTTTGGTTTTGTTAGAACCAATATGATGTAAAATTTTAGAATATCTGTTCATTCTTTTGACGGTTTTGAGTATTTATATTTGAGGGGGATCAGGCCAGTTAATTGTAATAGGAAATCCTGGTTGTTGAGGAATATCTAAAAGTAATTGACGATAAGAAATCAGGTCATCTTTTTGCTGTTGTGTTAAACCTTCCCATCTTATAATATTCACACTATCGACATACATTCCCAAATACTTATTTCTACGGTGTCTTGCACAATCGGCAAGATATTCTTCTGATGGACCTGGATCTGGATTATACCATCCATTTTCAGTCCAAGTCCACCCAATTTCTCCATCGTGTTGTGGGGCAAGTTCAATACCTTCTTTATAAGGAAAGAAGTTGGTAAAATCTTCAGGTCTTAAATTGATTACGTTCTCGACAACTTTAGTTTGTGAGTTTAAGATACAAGCTCTCATTTGTTTTCTCCTTATGAACCGTACTCAAGAATAACAATCACACCAGCAGCACCAAGACCACCAACAGCACCAGTTGTGGTGTTTCTTTGTGCCGCACCACCACCTCCAGCACCTTCTGCTGCGGCATCAGCTCCTACTACTGATGCAGCAGCATTCGCATATCCACCTTCTGCACCGCCGCCCCAATAAGTGGAACCACCAGTTCCGCCAGAGGACGATACAATTGCACCTACTCCGTGACTTCCTGATTGCCCCCTGATGTTTAGTTCACCTCCAGTTGGAGTTACTCCTGTTCCACCTTGGTTTGATGATGTAGTACCACCCTGAGCACTTCCAGTTCCATCACCACCTTGACCACCATTTGCGGTTAAACTTGTTCCACCACCGGTTACTGTAAATGTGGTGTTTCCTCCAGTCCCACCATTACCACCTACGTTACTACCTGCAGTTCCTCCACTTCCAATTGAATAAGTAGCAGAAGTTAATTGTGCGGATGTATATAAACGAATTGCAGTTCCTCCACCAGCACCTCCGCCACCAGAATTTGCGGAAGAGGTATCGGCACCATCGGCACCTCCTCCACCTCCCCCACCACCAGTAGCAATTACATACATATGAGTTGTTCCTGGTGTTGGTGTATAAGTTCCAGTTCCAGTTTCGTATATAATTTGACGAACTGTTGCAATACCTGCTGATGCTGTACCAACAAGTCCCTGAAGTCCTTGAGCACCTTGAGAACTTAAACCACCCTGAACACCTTGATTGGAAAGTCCCTGAAGCCCTTGAGTGCCTTGAACAGTTCCGGCAAGTCCTTGAGAACCTTGATTAGAAAGACCTTGAAGTCCTTGAGAACCTTGAGAACCACCAGATCCTTGAACACCTTGGTTAGAAAGACCTTGGAGACCTTGAGTACCTTGGTGACCTTGAACACCTTGATTAGAAAGACCCTGAAGTCCTTGAGAACCTTGATTGGAAAGTCCTTGAAGTCCTTGAGAACCTTGATTGGAAAGTCCTTGAAGTCCTTGAGTTCCTTGTTCTCCTTTAAGTCCTTGAGTACCTTGAACACCTTGATTGGAAAGACCTTGAAGTCCTTGCCTTCCCTGTAATCCTTGAAGACCTTGGGCTCCTTGAGTACCTATGAATGTTGAACCTAAAAATGTAGAAAGATTAGTGGGCATATCGGTTATTCTTTAGTAATTCTATCAATTTCATTTCTTAGAGTATTTATTTGCAATTGTTGTTCTTTTACTGCTTCAATTAATACTCCAATTAAACCATTATAATTTACTGTTTTTGGATTATTTCCATTTACAAGTTCTGGAAGAAGATCCTCAAGTTCTTGTGCAATAACACCAATTGAAGGTTTATTGTCCTTTTTCCACTCAAACCTAACTCCACGAATATTCTCAATAATATCTAGTGCATTTGTGAATGTTTGAACATTATCTTTGAGACTTACATCCGATGTTGTGTTTAAATCAGTGCAAGTTACGACTCCAGAAACTAATACATCTCCAATAACGTGAAGTTTTGATGTTGGGTTTGCGGTTCCTATTCCAAGATTACCAGAAACATAAGTACCACCTGATACTTGAAGTCTTTGAGATGCTGTTCCTGTAGTTGTTGCAGAACCTATTAATAAATCTCCTGCACCAGTAAGGTACATTTTTGCACTCAAAGTAGGGTTTCCTACATTAGTAGTACCAAAAGTCAATCTTGTTGCTCTTGAAGTTGAACTATAATTTTCTTCTGCTGAAGCAGTTATGTTTGCAACTCCTAATGAAAGTGAGGTTCCATCATGGCCTCTGTAATTAATATTACCAATAATCTCTCCGCTGAGAACTCCAGTAGGTGAACCTGCCGATCCATTTACCCTAGCTAAAGACATTCTGGGTACGGAAGCATAGGTTAATACTTCAAGAGGAAATGTTGGGTTTGTAACACCAATTCCAAGATTTTCAGAAACATAAGCACCACCAGATACTTGAAGTGGTTGTGATGCTGTTCCTGTTGCTGTTGTCGTATTTACATAAACATTTGCAGCACTTAAAGTATTTGTGGAAGCATTAAAACTAAATGCTGTCGCAGTACTTCTTGCTTTTGCGGTTTGATTGCTTCCAGTTGCTCCAACCATAACTGGATACAACGTAGCAGTTGTTGTATCATCAGTAGCATTAATAACACTATTAGGTCCTGCAGGTCCTGTTGATGCAAAAAGTTCCCAGGTTGTTCCATCATAAACAAATTCAACAGTAATTCCTTTAATGTCTAATACAAAATCATCAGCAACTCCTTCAATTGTGGATCCATTTCTTGCAACAGTGAGATTGTTTGTAAACCAATCAGCACCATCAGCAAAAGTTACATTGTCTCCAGTTGTTGGTGTTGCTGGAAGTGTGATTGTAAATGCACCTCCAGAAGTATCTGCAATTAATCTATCTCCAGTAACTGCAGTGTAAATTGCAGTTTTTCTGGACCAAGCAGAAACTCCTCCACTACCAGCAGATCCTTGAAGACCTTGAATTGAAATACCTTGAGTTCCTTGTCTTCCTTGAAGTCCCTGAGTTCCTTGATTAGAAAGACCTTGAAGTCCTTGTGTTCCCTGATTACTTAGACCTTGAAGCCCTTGAGAACCTTGAGTGGTTCCTGCAAGACCTTGAGATCCTTGATTAGAAAGTCCTTGAAGTCCTTGAGAACCTTGAGTAGTTCCTGCAAGACCTTGAGTACCTTGATTTCCAGTGCCTTGGACACCCTGAAGACCTTGAGATCCTTGAGTAGTTCCTGCAAGACCTTGAGATCCTTGATTAGAAAGTCCCTGAAGTCCTTGTCTTCCTTGTGATCCTTGAGCACCCTGATTAGAAAGACCTTGAAGTCCTTGAGTACCTTGATCTCCTTTTAGACCTTGGAGACCTTGAGATCCTTGATTGGAAAGACCTTGAAGACCTTGAGAACCTTGTGTGGTTCCAGCAACCCCTTGAGTACCTTGATTTCCAGTTCCTTGAACACCTTGAAGTCCTTGTCCTCCTTGTCCTGCATTTTGTCCAGATAATCCTTGAGAACCTTGATTACTTAAACCCTGAAGACCTTGAGATCCTTGAGTAGTACCAGCAGGTCCTTGAGTACCCTGATTTCCTGTTCCTTGGACACCTTGGAGACCTTGAGATCCTTGAGTGGTTCCTGCAACACCTTGAGTACCCTGATTTCCTGTTCCTTGAACACCTTGCAGACCTTGTGATCCTTGAGTAGTTCCTGCAACACCTTGAGAACCTTGATTAGAAAGTCCTTGAAGTCCTTGAGAACCCTGTGTGGTTCCAGCAACACCTTGAGATCCCTGATTGGAAAGACCTTGAAGTCCTTGTCTTCCTTGTGATCCTTGAGCACCTTGATTGGAAAGACCTTGAGTTCCTTGATCGCCTTTTAGACCTTGAGTACCTTGATGACCTTGAACACCTTGATTAGAAAGTCCTTGAAGACCTTGAGTACCTTGATGACCTTGAACACCTTGATTAGAAAGTCCTTGAACACCCTGAAGTCCTTGAGATCCTTGAGATCCACTGGTTCCTTGTGCTCCTTGAGAGCCAGTGTCTCCTTTATCACCAGTACGAGCAAAAGTAATGATTACATCTTCGGCATTAGTGAACGAAGTTGCACTTCCCGAGACATATGAACTATCAACTTGGAAATACCCGGTTTGCTCTACAATTGAAGAGATGGTAAATAATGCAAAATCGGATGCATCAAACTTATTAGAAATTCTAAAGTGACCCTTAATAGTTGATGTGGAATCATCAATCGTTCTCAAGAAAGACTGAATATCAGTCGTTCCGTCATTTTGATCGTCAATATAAAGTTCGCTTGCTAATGTTAGATTTAGATTATTAAATTTTAAGTTACCGATTCCTGGATCAGTATTAGTTGTATCTGTATTAAAAGTATAGTCAAAAGTTGCTCCACCAAAGTTACCGTCTTTACCAGAAAGACCTTGTAATCCTTGAGATCCTTGAGTACCAAAAAGTCCTTGAGTACCTTGATTACCTGTTCCTTGAGTTCCTTGAGTACCTGTTCCCTGAACACCTTGAGTACCCTGATGTCCCTGAATACCTTGATTACTTAGACCTTGAACACCTTGAAGACCTTGATCACCTTTTAATCCTTGAGTTCCCTGAACACCTTGATTTCCTGTTCCCTGAACACCTTGATCTCCTTTAAGTCCTTGAGTACCCTGATGTCCCTGAACACCTTGATTAGAGAGACCTTGAACTCCTTGAACTCCCTGAAGTCCCTGAAGTCCTTGAACGCCTTGAGTTCCCTGCAATCCAGCAGAAAAAGAAGCTGTCCAACTAACTCCAGCACCAGTAGAAACTAATACTGACCCAGCAGCACCTACGTTTCCATAAGAATCACGAATACCTAAACGAGGTCTTATAACTCCAACAACATCTAAAGGGTCTGATGGATTTGTGGTTCCTATACCTACAGAACCACTTACATAAGCACCACCACCATAAACCTGTAATATCTGCCCTGCTGTTCCACTATCAACAAAAGTAGTTCCAATACCTACCTTGTCTACACTTACATATGCCTTATCCTGGAACGCAAGGTTCCCCAACATAGAATTTAAAGGCGCCTGGTTCGGATTTGTGCCGAATAAATTTGCCACTATCTATTAACCTCTAAACTTTTTGGGAACATATTTTTCATTTAAAGGTGTTGATATTGCTTTTTCTATGCTCCAACCATATTTATTTACTCTTCTTCTAATTAAATCATCATTGAGATTATATCTTTCTGCGTGTTCTGTGATTGTTCCAGCAAATCCATTATATTCATATATTTCTACACATCTTCTATTTCTACTCTGCGTAGTTTTGTTTGCCCACCTACAATTTTCCTTACAATAATTTCCATTTACATCAATCCTATCTAAAGAAAGCCCTTCTGGAACTTCTCCCATATCTTCAAGAAAATTCTCAAATTTCATCCATCTTTCGGAAATTGATATTCCTCTTCCACCATAATTTGAATATGCTTTACAATTTGAATTTAAGCACCTATCTCTCATATGCGTCCAAGATTTATAAGTTCTTGTGACTTTTCCATTATTACTTACTCTTCCCGAATGTCCGTGCTGTAGATTAATCTTTTGAGAAACTTTATATGAATGGCATCCGCAACTTTTTGTAGTTCCTCTTGTTACATTATGAATAGTCATAAGACATAAATTTCCACAATCGCACCGAAAGAAAAATCTTCTATAAACAGAACCACTTGGAGACTTAAAACTTTCTGCTTCTTCAATAGAAGTTAAGTAATTGAATTTATCTCCTTTTTTAATTTCTTTCTTTTTCATCTATAAATTACCCGAATATTCTATAAGGTGTCTGAGGAGTATTAATAACAAACTGTCTCAAAGATTCAGCAATATCACCTCTTAAAATTCTTACATTAACGTGATAACCAGAAAGAGTAACTGGTTCTTCAATCATTACAAATTCTTCACCCTGATATTCCCACCTTCCACCCTCTGTAATCGTTCCAACTAAATCAACACAATAATCGTGAGTTGCAGAGATTACAAACTCTCTTCCTTCTTCATCTTGAGAGGTATAACCTGCCTCTTGAAATGCTTGGAATGCTTCTTGTTCGGTAGAAAATTTAAGGTAATAATCTAACATAATGAGTTTTATATGTATTTATGAGGTGAGATTTATGGAAAAATAATATCCAAATCTTTTGGAATTCTGTGTGGATATTTTCTCCATTCATAGATTGTTGTTTTATTTTTATTCAATAATTTTGCAGCATCACTTTGTATCATTTTTTCACCATTAAGAATGACCCATACGGTTGTTCTTTTATTTCTTGCTTGTTGGTTAAAAGGTATCCAACAGCAATTGGAAGGTTCATAGTTTCCATTAAAATCTTTTCTTTCAAGTGAATAACCTTCTGGTCGTTCTCCCATATCTTCTAAAAAGTTTTCAAAAGAGTTTCTCCATCTTTCACATACTTCTATACCTCTACCACCATATCTTTCATACTCAATACAAGATTTTCTATAACATCTTGCTTTCATAGAATACCAAGATTTATATGTTCCTGTTGGATTTTTATTTAATGTTGCCTTATGTTTTGTATTTGCTTTCTGTATTTGTTCTACCATATAACAACCACAAGAATTGGTATTTCCACTTCTCAAATCTTGTCCTGTAAAATTCTTAATGGTTCCACAATCACATTTACATTTCCATACTGCTTTATGATTTTTAATTCCAACATATTCAAGAACAAGAAGTTTATTAAACTTCTGTCCTATAATGTCTTTTACTTGTCCTCCTCTTTTTTTCATATATTTTAATCTCCTTAACTACATAAATTTATAAGTTGTTGATTGGTGAGTTGGATTGGGTAATAGGTGAGACGACTTATGGTTCCGTTTAAAGGAAATAATCCCCCACGCAATGCACCAATTCTCAATCTATTTACTGTTGGAATAGAACCAGAAGTATCTCTTTGAATTTGACTACGGGTATCAAAAGCAGCAGAAAAGTTATTAATACTATACGAAGAAATTACTTTATTTAATTTATTTGCAGTTGTTGCAGAAGAGGAAAAAAGTCCATATTGTACTCTTCCTGATATGTATGCTTCTGCACCTATATTATCACTTCCAGCATCATTAACATAAAATCCCATAGAATTGTTGATTGTCCCGTCATCCACATAAGCAATTCCTGGAAATCCTGAACCTCCTAATGCATTTACTCTTGAGGCAACAAATAAAGTTCCTTCACTTGAATTATACCAACTTGAGAAGTTTGTTCCAGTCATCGTAGGAACATCTGCACTTCTCGTAAATTGAGAACCACCAGAAGCAGGCATATAAGATGTTGGAAATGCTCCAAGTTCTAACTGCCAGCAATCGGTATAAAAGAAACTTCCAGCATTTGCGTTGGTTCTTGGAATAATACCAGTGCTAGTTGCAGAAGCAGTAAAAACGCAAAATGCTCTTTGCCAAATTCCAATCAAAGTCGTATCAAATATTGCCGTAGTAGTTGTTACGCTTGGTGCATTTTCTGCTTGGAATGTTATAGTTTTTCCTGCAAAGTTTTTTGCTTGTGATGAAGGAATATACAACCAAATAGAAGCACAATAAATTTGCCCTATTGTCAATACTGCTCCTGTAGTAAAATATCCAGTATTACTATCATTTTGTTGAACTCCTTTTGTGTGTTTTGCTGATTGTCCGTTTGGTCCTAAAAATACATCAGTAGAAACAACAACAGATTGTCCCTGTGAAGTATAAGGAACAACAGCACCTGTAGGAGTACTTCCAACAGTGCCCTCAATATCACCTCTGCTAAAAAGATTAGTTCTACTCTCCTCCACCAACAATCCTAAACTTTGTCCTGTAATTGGGTCGTGGTCAAATCTTGGTTCATTCACACCAGCAGTTCTCATAAGACCATCAGGACCAAAATAAGTTCCTGAACTTCCCCGAGTGAATGTAATGCGTGGGTCTAACTTTTTCGCAAGAGCAAATCTCAAATCCAAACTTGGACGAACGTTTGGAAAATCTGCACTAACTGATTGTTTCTGTTGAGAAAGTATAGACATCTTATTGCGTTAGATATTGAAGTTGATTTGGTTTGAGTGCTCTTGGGTAATATGTAAATCTTGTAATATGTCCAATAATTGGATTAAGAGCACTTCCATTCCAAGGTTCTCTCCCAAGTGTTAATCTATTTACTGTTGGTATAGCAGCAGAAGGTCTTGAATGTTTATTAACTGTTCCACCATAACCACAGGAGTAAATATTTTTATCAGCAACAGCAGAAGCAACCTTAAACCTACTTGAAGTCATATTGGGTAGTGATGTTCCTGTTGTTTGTGCTACATTATTATTAATAATGCTAAAAGATAATGCTAAACTTGTTGATGTTTTTGCAACATACATAGAATTTGAGAAATTGAACCCATTAGAAACACCATAAGGAACTCTTCCCACAGTATCATTAGTAATAAAAGGTAAAGTTCCATCAAAAACAAATGTTCCCTCTGTTTGATTATACCAACTTGAGAAGTTTGTTCCAGTCATTTCTGCGAGTTCTGCACTTCTTGTGACTGTGGAAGCAGAAGTGGGTATATAAGATGTTGGGAAAGAACCTGTTTCTAATTGTGCTCCCCACAAATAAAAAGTTCCATTATTTTGTGTTCTATTATCATTTCTATAAGGATAAACTCTTGCACTTACACATCCAACAGGAGTGGTAAAAGTATATGAAACTCTGGTCCAAGAGTTAGAACTTAATGTTTGTGTTGGGACTACATCAGCAGCAATAAAAGATAGTGCTGTGTTATTATAAACAGCAATCTTATAGGAAGATACTGGAAGAGTTCCTAACTTTACATAAAAAGAAAATGTATAGGTAGTTGATGCTGTGCAAGTAAAGTTTTGATATATTGCATTTAATGTATTTGTTGAAATTGCAGTAAATGTAGAAGCAGTTGTAGTTCCATCTAATCCAATTACATTATTATAAGAAAAAGATAAACCAGAAATAATCCAAGATGCATTACTAAAATCTTGACTGTATAATAAAGAGTTAATCCTACTCTCCTCAATCAAAAGTCCCTTACACTCACCAGTCACAGGGTCATAATCAAATCTTGGTTGGTTTGCAGCAACTGTCTCAATCAAACGATTACGATTGACCCGAGTTCCAATACTTCCCCGACTGAATGTAATGCGTGGGTCTAACTCTTCTTGTGTGAAATCTAAATCCAAACTTGGACGAACTACTGGATAATCTAAATCAACGTTGGATTTGTTGGATATTATTTTAGTCATCTTCTTATGTTGTTAGATATAACATCTGTGCGTCATTAAGTTGTCTTGGATAATAAGCAACACGACTTAATGTTCCATTTAGGTAGTTTGTTGAACTATTACCATTTTTACCTAATCCTATTTGTGTAAAAATGGTGTTTATATTTCTTCTACTTATTCCAGAAGAAGCAACACCATTAAGAACAACCCTTCTCAAAGTCCCATCAAATGAAGCAGCAATATTACTATTTCTATTCACAACATCCGCAGAATTATTTGTAACTGCAAATATGTTTGTAGTATCCCAAATACCTACTCTTGTGCTTAAACCTTCTCTTCCTATAGAACCACCTTGTCCCAAACCAACAAATCTTCCATATCCATTTTGGGTGCTTTCTAATCCACCCATACCACGAATAACAAATGTGCCAACAGAAGAATTTGCCCAACTTGTAAAATTACTTCCAGTCATATCTGCATTATCTGGATTTCTTGTGACTGTTGATGCTCCTGTTGGAATGTATGTTGTTGGAAATGCCCCCTCTTCTACTTGAGGTCCCCAATAATAAATTCCAGAAATTCCGTCTCCAACATATTTGTATATATTATTTTGTCCAGTATCACTAAAACCATTTGGAGAACCAAGAGAAACATTAAAATATACATTAGTTAAATTTGATGCTCCTACTGTTGCAGTTATATAACATCTATACCACCCATTTCCATATGAAATCATTTTTACAATAGAATTACTGCTTGTTCCTGCTATCAAATCTAAAAATGCTGCAGTTCCATAAAACGGACCCTCAACTGGAGCATTTCCTGGTCCAGTATTATCAAACCATATAACTGCATATCTTCTGTTTGTAGTCCCTTTTAAGAAAACAGAAGCAGTATATGATTTGTTTGCACTCATAGTAAATGAATTCGTATATATTGATTCTCTTGCTTTTGCTCCAGAATTTCCAATAATTTTATATGCACTAAATGTTCCATCAGGTGATGTTGTTTCTGTTGTAAGAACTTCAGTAGTTCCACTGTTATTATGAGAAGACAAAGTAGTGCTATTGAGAACTATGTTAGTTCTCTGCTCCTCAATCAAAAGTCCTCTACACTCACCACTAATTGGGTCATAATCAAATCTTGGAATATTCGCAGAAGCAGTTTCAATCAATCCATTCTTATTCACAAAAGTTCCAATACTTCCACGACTGAATGTAATGCGTGGGTCTAACTCTTGTGAGTTTGCAAAGTCCAGATTGAGTGTTGGTAATACAACAGGAACATCTAAATCAGCACTCTGGAAACCGTCTCTTATGATACTCATAGTGTCATTACTTGTCTTGCAACCTTCACATTATTGTTTGGATATGTTGGAGTGAGCAGTAATCTTGCGTTTGCTCCAGAAATATCAGCAGCAAAGTTTCCAAGAATATCATTATTTGCAATTCCAGCATACTCAACATAATCTACTGTGCTTCCGTTCTGTAGTATCAGTAAGTCAGAGACCTGATAGTTTGTTGATACTCCTGTGATTGCATTTGTATATGCAACTTGTCCTCCAGCATTTGAACTGTTACGATAGAAACCAATAGACAAACTACTTCCAGTCGTAAATGTCGTTCCAATACCTACTGATGTTCCAAGAGTGAATGATGTTGTATCGGGAGTTGTTACGACATAATAATCACTTCCTGCAGTCAATCCATTTGATGTGCTAGAAGAACGGATAATATCATTCACGAACAGTCCGTGTGCTGTAAGTGATGTGAATGTAGAAACTCCAACAGAACCAGTAATGGTTATGATTGTATTTGTAAGAGTGGTTCTATCAACAGAAAGAACTGATGCTGTAGAGTAGTTAGAACCAGAATAATAAACAGTTCCACCAGTTCCTGTGGTTGGTTGTTGAAGAAGTGTTGAAGAAGTAATCACCCCATCAAAGATAGTAGCAAGACCTGTTGCAGAAGTTCCAGTTCCACCTAAGAATGTAAGAGTTGTGGTTCCAACTCCAACACCAGCAGTATATCCAATACCAGCACTTGTGATTGAACCTAATGTAAGAATTGCACCAGTTACATTAGTCGTTCCAACAGAAACTTGAAGTCCTGAACCACCTGAAGCAGTTAGAACATCACCAGCAGTATAGTTAGCACCACCAGAAATAATACTTAGAGAACCTACAGTTCCATTAGAAACAGTAAGAGTTCCTTGTGCTGCAGAACCATTACCAGAAGAAGTTGTGAAAGTTACATTATATGTTCCTGAAGTATAACCTCTACCACCAGTTGTAATACCACCAAGAGTTGCTATCTGTCCTGGACAAGTCAGTTGAACGTGATACTTAGCAGAACGGAAGGTTGCGGTTGCGAAAGTATCTACTGCGACTTGTGAGGTTGTTGTGGTTGTGGTGTTTGTAGTTTCAAAGGCAAGTGCATCCTTGACTTGGAGAGTTGCTACTGGGTTTGTGGTTCCGAGACCTACATTTCCAGTTGATGGGTTGAATGTGAGTTTTGTAGAAGAAACTCCAACGTTTGTGGAAACACCAGAGGTTACATCCTCAAATACAATATATCTTAGTGCATTTGTGGAGACATCATTAACAACGGTAACTCCACCATTGTTGTTACCCTGAATTCCCTGAAGTCCTTGAGTACTTTGAACACCCTGAAGACCTTGAGTACCTTGATCTCCCTTTAGTCCTTGAGTACCTTGAACACCTTGATTAGAAAGTCCTTGAAGACCTTGATTACCTTGAGAACCACCAGAACCTTGAACACCTTGATTACTCAGACCTTGAACACCCTGAAGTCCTTGAGTACCTTGAGTACCTTGAACACCTTGATTTGAAAGTCCTTGAAGACCTTGATTGCCTTGAGAACCACCAGAACCTTGAACACCTTGATTACTTAGACCTTGAAGTCCTTGAGTACCTTGAACACCTTGATTAGAAAGTCCTTGAAGACCTTGCCTTCCTTGTGATCCTTGAGCACCTTGATTGGAAAGACCTTGAAGTCCCTGTACTCCTTGATTACCTTGAAGACCTTGAAGACCCTGACTTCCTTGAAGTGATGATATCTCTAATGTAATAGTAGCAGTGCTTCCAACAACAGAAGCAGTAATACCAGCCCCTACAAAGTCTAATGTTGTTACGCCACCTTTTGGAACACCCTCATCTTCAATGAAAATAGATGTAGCAGCACCAGCAGAAGCAACAGGCTGCCAGCTCCATCCACCTAATCCATCAGCAACTGGAACTTGACTAGATGCACCATAGTTAATTCCATTAGGTGATAATTGATTTACATCAATTTTATCAAAAGTACCAATACCAGAAATATTGATTTGAGGTGAACTGATAGTGCTATCAGTGACTTGCATACCTCCAGCAGCAAGTCTTACTCCATTGGGAACTTGAGTTGAACCAATACCAACTCCATAATTAAACAACCAAGCATCAGTACCGAGTCCGGAATAAGTTCCAGACCTTACCCACATTATTTGTTTATATGTGTCCGGCAAAGTATTTGCGGTTCCAACTTGGAATGGAACTAATGGTGTTCCCTCTGTAGATGCAATCGCAATACCACCGTGATTTGCTGTTGTATCAGTTGGTAATGATGATGTAGTTAATCCAAGAACAATTTCTTTATCTTGTACTCTTAATTCTGTAGCAGTAATATAAACAGATGTTCCACCAATCGTGAGACTATTTTGTACATTTAAGTCATAAACATTTAATTGAGTACCGTTAAATGTTAAATTATTAGAACCAGTAGGATTATTGGATCCATCCTTATAAACAACTTGATTTGCAGAACCTGCTACAGGACCAGTTTGTCCTTGAAGACCTTGAAGTCCTTGTGTTCCTTGATCACCTTTTAATCCTTGAGTTCCCTGAACACCTTGATTTCCTGTTCCCTGAACACCTTGATCTCCTTTAAGTCCTTGAGTACCTTGATGTCCCTGAACGCCTTGATTGGAGAGACCTTGAGTACCTTGATTGCCTTGTAGTCCTTGATGACCTTGAACACCTTGATTGGAGAGACCTTGAGTACCTTGATCTCCTTTAAGTCCTTGAGTACCCTGATGACCTTGAACACCTTGATTGGAAAGACCTTGAGTTCCTTGATCTCCTTTAAGTCCTTGAGTACCTTGATGACCTTGAACACCTTGATTACTTAAACCTTGAGTACCCTGTTGTCCTTGAGTACCTTGATGTCCTTGAACACCTTGATTAGAAAGTCCTTGAGTTCCTTGATCTCCTTTAAGTCCTTGAGTACCCTGATGGCCTTGAACACCTTGATTACTTAAACCTTGAGTACCCTGTTGTCCTTGAGTACCTTGATGACCTTGAACACCTTGATTGGAGAGACCTTGAGCACCTTGATTGCCTTGTAGTCCTTGGTGTCCTTGAACACCTTGATTGGAAAGACCCTGAGTACCTTGATGACCTTGATGACCTTGAACACCTTGATTGGAGAGACCTTGTGTTCCTTGGTTACCCTGAAGACCTTGATGACCTTGAAGTCCTTGAGTTCCTTGATCTCCTTTTAGACCTTGAGCACCTTGAAGACCTTGAGTGCCTTGTCTTCCTTGAGTGCCTTGAACTCCCTGAAGAGCAGCATTTTGTATTGTAGATTTCTTTAATTGTCCATCAGTTATATCATAATATAAAATATAATCTTCAGGAGATGCTGATAATTCAGTTCTATCATTAATTAATCCTGGATTAACACTTCTAAGATTTGAAATTGTTACTCCAGATCCAAGAGTAGTTGAAGAAAGAACATCAACTTGATCAATTTGATAATTTTTACCTAATGCTACATTTAAACTTTCGCTTGATTTCAGTGAGGAATTTGTACCACCATTATAATTGTATAAAAATGTATTATCAGGACCTATTTTAATTCCAGCACCATCTGCAAGAGCATCAGTTGTTGCTGTTGATGCAATTCCAACTATGAAATCAGCTAATTCAATAGTTGTGGAATTAATGATGGTTTGAGTTCCATCAACATATAGATCACCCTTAATTCTTACTGCACCACTATTATTTCCAATCGCAGATGGGTCAATTGTAATTTCTGATGGTCCAGTGATAGTATTAGTGTTGATACCAATACCAGTTCCTGCAGCGCCACCAATTTGAACTGTTGATAAGTTTTTGTTAAATGTAAAGTTGGAAGAAGCTCCTGCAATTCCACCATCATTAAAAATGACTTGAGTATCAGATCCTGCAATTGGACCTGTTAGACCTTGATTTCCTTGTAATCCTTGAAGTCCTTGAGTTCCCTGATCTCCCTTTAATCCTTGAAGTCCTTGAGTTCCCTGATCTCCCTTTAATCCTTGAAGTCCTTGAAGTCCTTGAAGTCCTTGATTTCCTTGTAATCCTTGAAGTCCTTGAGTTCCCTGATCTCCCTTTAATCCTTGAAGTCCTTGATTTCCTTGTAATCCTTGAAGTCCTTGATTTCCTTGTAATCCTTGAAGTCCCGCTGCATATGGATTTGTCCAACTTACTCCTGCACCAGTAGATATTAAAATACTTCCAGCAATACCTACTTGGTTGTAATTATCATAAAGACCACCACGAAGTCTTACATCTCCAGCAACATCTAGTTCTTGTGTTGCATTCGTGGTTCCAATACCTACCTTACCAGTAACCTCTAATACTGTATTATTTTCTGTATAAGAACTAATACCAATTTTTAGATTTTGTTGACGGTTACTGTTGTACTTAGCCATTTGATTGTGTATTAGTTAAGAGTTTCTAGAATACTTCCAACAAATTTTAAATCAGTACCATTACTACCTGATAATACCAATCTATCTCCACTTTCAAGAACTAATTTTCCTGCAAGAAGATTAGCAGTATCATTACCAGAAATTGGATATTGTTTTAACATTTCAGTATCAGTTGAACTTCTACGATGAACAAGAGTTATGTCCGCAGATGTTGCTCCAATATTTGCAACTTGTGCTAGAAGAACAACACCTGTATATCCAACTGGAGCAGTATAGATAACTGTTGGTGTTACTGATACAACTGCTGTGACTGTTTGGAATACATTAAGTGCTAAAGCCATTTTTTAATCTCCTCCTAATGCTAGAATGAATGGCGTCATTGTTGAGAACAAACTCTTTGAATAGAATGTACCAGCAATGGTTCCTGTTTGTTGATTAATCACAACGCCATCACCAATTCTAAAGTTTCCTGATTGGTCAGTAGATGTATAAACAACGATACCTCCATTACGTGCATCAGTTTCGTTTGCTTGAATAGGAACTCCACCATTTGCAGGTAATGCAGTTGCAATATTTGTTCCAGAACCAATATATTCAAGGGAATGTCCTGATGCTAATACTCGACTTTGCTTAAAGAAAGGAACCGTAGTACCTACTCCCACCGCATAAGGAACATTATCTGTAATAGTTATAGTACAGATACCAGCAGAAATTGGAGTTGAAGATTGTATTACATAATAAGTTGGAACAAGATTTGCTGTCCCTGTTGCAGTATTTATTCCAACATCAGGAGAGGCAAAAGTTGCTACTGGTGCTGTTAAGTAACCACGACCATTAGAGACCATTTCAACAGAAGTCACAGAACCATTTCTTACTTCTCCTACAGCAGTCGCAGGAACACCCCAAGGAGTAGGAGGATTTTCAAAAGTAATATCGACATTCTGTGAGTAACCTGTTCCGCCAGAACTTACAGTTACTCCTCCAACCGTATAATATAAGGTATCAAAATAAATCACTTGACCGTCAAAAGGTCTTACTACATTTATTTTTGCTGTTCCACCTGATTGATAGGTATGAGATAAAGTAGAAACTCCAACATAAACCTCAAAAGAAGTTGGTGAAGGAACACCAGCAACCTCAAAAATATAACCATTGTTTCCTGATGGATATGTTACAATTCCTGGACCAGAAGAACAAGTGAATGCAAGTCCAACAATTGAAACTCCCATTCCAACATTAAAGTTATGATTGGAGCCTACGGTAATAGTGGTTAATCCAGTAGTGTTATCATAAAGTGCAGTAGTTACACCTAATGTAGGAACATTTAGGTCAAGAACAAAAGTATCTGCGTTCTCTGCAGCAGATGCAGTAACAATACCCGTGTACTTAAGTGGTCCTCTTCCATCAGCAACCAGAGCATAATTACCAAAAGAGGAGTTGGAGTTGGTTAGATCACACGCTGCACCACTTCCACAATAAACTGCAGTATCATTACAAATTGTGAAAAGTGATACTAACTGAGCATAACCCTCATTGGTAATTGAACATCCAATACCACCTTGATTGTATTGAGTATAACTGTCTAGAACCATAGACTTCAATGGTCCGATTGCTTTGGATCCATCAATCTTGAGACCAATAGAATTTGGAATGAAGTTGGTGCAGTTTTGAATATAAGGTGACTGATTAAAGTATCCAATTTGATTTGGATTAAATGCAAAAATTGCCTTACCAGAATTCAATGTTCCTGTATAAGACATCTCTGCAATATAGTTTCCATTTGAGACATAGAACAAGTCTTGGTTTGCATTCTGTGGTGATACTGATACTTCTCTGAGACTATCACCAACAATTGAGACTTGTTCTGGAATGACTAATGGATTGTTTTCTAGATAAGATCCAGCACTAACTTTAATAACTGTTCCTGTTGCTGCTGCTGCAAGGGCTCCTCCAATTGTTGACTTTGCGTCTCCAAGTTTTCTTCCTGTATTGATGTCGTTTCCATCTTCTGTTACATAAAGAATATTAGTAACTGTTGTACCAGCACCCAGATTAACAATATCTGTTGCGATGCCTGTGCGACTTCTTACAGTATATAAATCTCCATCATAAGTATTAAGTCCAAGCTCTCCAGTAAGCAGCTGGTCTACTGTTGGTTTTTTACCGGGAACTGCGGATCTTCTAATCCTGAGAATAGGATCGGTATTTATCATTCACTTAAATGGTGGTATATACCTAAAGAGTTCTCCAATATCTATTGGAGTTTTAGATATTTATAATCAGTAACTTCCACAATCAATAATAATATTCTGTAAAAATCTTTCCGTACCAATTGCAACAACAACTGTAGAAATTCCTGCGGTATCGTTAAAAATTAAACTTCCGCCAATTCCAACGGATCCTAAAATTGTAAGTTGTTCTGTTGGATTTGTTGTACCAATACCAACTTTTGATAGTGTATGAATTCCAACATCAGTTTTAATCCAGTAACTATCACCAAGTAATCCTTGAATTCCCTGAAGACCTTGAGTACCTTGAAGTCCTTGAGCACCTTGACGACCTTGCAATCCTTGAAGACCCTGAACACCTTGTTCTCCACGAATATTACCTACATTAGTCCAGGTAGAATTTCCATAGACCCAGAGGTCGCCAGTACTGGTGTTAATAACTCCATATCCATTTTGTGGCGGATACCAGGAATTTGCTGGATTATTTAATTCAGACTGCTCATTGCCTGGAGTAAGTGCAAGAGATCCAACAATAGTAAGTGCAGTACCAGTTATTCCCTGAACACCTTGAACACCTTGATTACTTAAACCTTGAAGACCTTGCAGTCCCTGTAAACCTTGAGCACCTTGCGATCCAGTATCTCCTTTATCTCCTGTGCGAGCAAAGGTAATGATTACGTCTTCGTCATTAGTGAATGAAGTTGCACTTCCGGAAACATAAGAAGAATTAACTTGGAAATATCCAGTTTGCTCTACAATTCCTGAAATTGTAAAGAGTGCAAAATCAGATGCATCAAACTTATTAGAAATTCTAAAGTGACCTTTAATAGTCGATGTAGAATCATCAATCGTTCTCAAGAATGACTGAATATCAGTTGTTCCATCATTTGCATCATCAATATAAAGTGAGCTTGATAATGTTAGATTTAAATTATTGAATTTAAGTTTCCCAACTCCTGGGTCAGTATTAGTAGTATCAGTACTAAATGTATAATCAAAAGTTGCTCCACCAAAGTTACCATCTTTACCAGAAAGACCTTGTAGTCCTTGAGATCCTTGAGTACCAAATATACCTTGAAGACCTTGATTGCCTTGAAGACCTCTGGTTCCTTGAAGTCCTTGATTTCCTTGCAACCCCTGGAATCCTTGTAAACCTTGAGTTCCTTGATCTCCTTTTAGACCCTGAAGTCCTCGTCCTCCCTGCAATCCTTGAGTTCCTTGTTCTCCTTTAAGCCCTTGAGTTCCCTGCGGACCTTGATTACTTAAACCCTGTAATCCTTGAGATCCCTGTCTTCCTTGAACACCTTGAGTACCTTGATGTCCTTGAACACCCTGATTACTTAAACCCTGCAATCCTTGAGTGCCCTGAGCACCTTGAATTCCATCTCTACCTTGAAGACCTCTGGTTCCTTGAGTTCCTTGAGTTCCTTGTTCCCCTTTAAGTCCTTGAGTTCCTTGAGTTCCTTGATGACCCTGAGTTCCTTGAGCACCCTGTCTGCCTTGTACCCCTTGATTACCTTGTAATCCTTGAGTTCCTTGATGACCTTGAACACCCTGATTACTTAAACCTTGAGTTCCTTGTTCTCCTTTAAGTCCTTGAGTTCCTTGTCTTCCCTGAGTTCCTTGCGCTCCTTGATTGCTTAAACCCTGCAAGCCTTGAAGACCTTGAGTGCCTTGAAGACCTTGAGTACCTTGCTCTCCTTTAAGTCCTTGAGCACCTTGTCTTCCTTGAAGACCTTGAGTTCCTTGAAGACCTTGATTACCTTGAAGACCTTGATTACCTTGAAGACCTTGATTACCTTGAAGACCTTGAGATCCTAATCTTCCTTGTAATCCTTGAACACCTTGATTACTTAAACCTTGTAAACCTTGAAGTCCTTGAGTGCCTTGAAGACCCTGATTTCCTTGAAGACCTTGAAGACCTTGAAGACCTTGTGTTCCTTGTCTTCCTACATTTCCTTGAAGACCTTGAAGACCTTGGAGACCTTGGATTCCTTGTAATCCCTGCAATCCTTGAAGACCTTGGGTTCCTTGTAATCCTTGCAATCCTTGTAATCCTTGGGCACCTTGATGACTACGACCTTGAACACCCTGTCTTCCTTGAAGTCCTTGAGGTCCTTGAGTACCAAAAATTCCTTGAAGACCTTGAGTTCCTTGATGACCTTGAGGTCCTTGAATGCCTTGTAAACCTTGTGGTCCTTGAGTTCCTTGGAAATTACTTAAAGGTCCTTGAGTTCCTTGAGTTCCTTGTAGGCTTCCAGCTTCCCTTGATACTTTAATTGAAGGTGTATATCCAAGGGTAACGTTATAACTGGTACTTCCTATTGAAACTGTAGGCATTAGATTGCCTCGCTAGCATTTACAAGCACCATTCCATCAACGACTTTAGTTTTTTTATTTGCAGACGAAGTAATTATTACATCATAGTAATATCTACCTGCCTTTAAATCATCAGTAACTGTATTTGCAAGAGATACTACAACTTGTCCTGCAGCAGACACAATTCCTACTGTAAATGGTGTGGATGCAGCAGACTCTGGAAACTTACGGATCTTTGCTGCTCCAGTGTGCCCAGTTAAGTCTAAAGGACTTCCATCAGGATTGTTTACTGTAAAAACTTCCTGATAATCAGTTCCTTGTTCTATGACGATATTAACTGCAGCGACAGCCATTTTTCTTGGAAACTTTTAAGTATTTATAAAAAAAAAGAGAGAGGATCTCTCCACTCTCATATTAGTTACGACTCATATCATTAGCACAGTGTGCTCTTAAACCATCTCTTAATATATAATGCATAAAAATTTGATGATAATACAGTTCTTTCATACCTAACAATTTACGAATTTTATTTCTTCGTTTTCCAGGCATAGGATCTCTCCAGTGACAAAGTTCACATCCCTTATATAAAAGACCGTCTCCTGGATTTAGAAACAATTCTTTTTCATTTCCTTCAACATCAATTAACTTAAATCCCCACTTATCTTTAAGATTTGTTCCAATATGAATACTCACGGAAATCTCACACGCATCACGATCTGCGTGTTTTTTTAGTTCCATTGATGGAAAATAGTAGCGATCATAATAATAAGTGGTTGCAAGAGCATTTCCAACTATATTTTCAAGTCTTTTTTTAACCTTAAAATATGATTCCTTATATGGTGGATAATAGTATCTTGCAAGAGAACCTTCAACTTGTTGTTCTACAGGAGTATGAGAAAACTTTTCTAGTTTTCCATAATAATTTAACTGTCCTCTTATGTTAGGAACCTCACAAAAAAGTTCTTGAGGGTCAATTAAATCTCTAATTACCAAATATCCTTGTTTTTCAAAGATTTGGTTCTTTGTTTTTGCTGTTCCGCGATTGACTTTAACTTGCCAGTCAATCTGTTCTTGTGTCATTTGTTCTGCCATAATTTACCTCAACGGAAACGCGGACCAACCGTCCAACCAACCAGACTCTTACGAACTCCACTTGTTACTTTTTGAACTCTATGTTGAGTACGAGAATCAAAAAGAATAATGGTTCCTCGTTGTCTTGGAGCAATATAAGATTTTCCATCTTCTGCCATAAGTTGCAAGTTTCCGCCTTCATAAGTATCAGGATCGGACAGAAGCAAACTGAAGGAAAGTTTTCTTACTTTCTCACAGTTTTCATTTACAAAATCTTGAAATTGTGCCTCTCCATGCCCACGATTACCTCCAGAAACTGGTTTGTAATATGAAGCAAGTCCTGCATCATTGTGCCAACCATAATACTCACCCTCTCCATACACAGTATATTGAAGTGATTCTCCGTCAATATTCGTGAGGTCATACAAAAAGTTCTCACGATTTGCTTTCATTACATAGTGCCATACAAATCCAGCAACCCAGTGAGTAGTAGGAACCCATGCATTCTTTGCATTTCTTTTATCTCTGTCTACTGTTCCATAATCACCATCACCTACTCTTGAATCTTGAAGGTGTGGATCAAAGTTATCTTTAAGATCTTCTTCAATGATGTCTATGATTTTTGGATTTAAATCAGTTTGAAACCATATTGATTGGTATGCCAAAAGTCAATCTCCTTATGTTATTCAGTACTATTATATATCAGTTGAATTATAAAGTCAATAAAAAAGAGGGTGATAAAACCCTCTTAAAAAATTATTCGGTTGGTGGAGTTATAAGTTCCCAATTAAGAATTTCTTCATTCCATTCATAATAAGATCCTTCTGGTGCATCTGTCGGCATTGGGACTGGTGCTTCCCAATCAGCAGTGGTTTGATTTAAAATCCAAGAAGGATATGGTTTTGGTGGAATAAAAGCATCTAGAGTTTCATCATAAGTGCATCCAATACCAGCATAACGAACTCTTATATTATTATTATAAGATGTTTGTACCCATTTACCACCATGAATACTTTCCATGTGAGCACAACCAAGTGCTTCTACTTCATTACCATTTTCATCTCTTAAATAATCATCATTAACTACAAGAACTCTTGTAACAACGTTATTTTGATCCAATTCTGCAAAATGAGCCATTATTGATTACCTCTCTTAACTAAATGTGATTGATCCTGGACCAGAATTCCACTTATATACATGATATCCTGATTGTGTGGTATGAGTGCCACCATATCCTACTGTAGTATTCCCAACTGCGACTGCAGCATTATATGCTGTTGGATAGCGAATAATAACAGTTCCAGAACCTCCACTACCACTAAAAGGATTTCCACTTATCCCCCCACCACCGCCACCGCCACTATTTGCTGTTCCATTTGTACCAGGAGTCCCAAGCGGCGATGGAAAGCTAGAACTCCCATTACCACCGCCGCCCGCGCCGCCCTCACCTGCTGCATCGCCGCCGCCCCCGCCGCCACCACCAAAAACAGTAGCAAATCCAATATATTGTCCTGGAATTCCATCATAACCATTATTTGTGCTGGTAATTCCAACATAACCACCCCCAGCGCCGCCACCGCCGCCTCCTCGCGCCTGTGGAGCGCTTCGGCCAAGTGATCCCCTATTTTGAGATATAAATCCCAATGAATCAGAAGACGTTGGAAAAAAAGGAATTATTGATCCCGTACTGTTGTTTAAAGGAGATGGTGAAGGTAAACCAGAACTACTACCATAAGTAGATGATGTTCCACCCCCTCCACCAAAAGCAGTATATTGAAAAAAAGTTGAACTATTTCCATTCCCCTCCGGCGCGCCACCACCTGCACCAATTACAACTGTATGTGCTGTTCCTACAGGAATATTACTGCGTGTATATGCTACTTGACCAGCACCACCGCCTCCATTACCCCCGGGCACGGAACCGCCGCTTCCAGCTCCACCACCAACCAAAAAGATTTCAATTGGAATAGTTTTTTCAGAACTATTACCACCAAAAAACTGACTTAAAAGAGACATTTTAGAAAATCCTCCAACCTACTGTACCGCCAACAAAGAGAAATCCAACATCAACATATTGAGCATCTAAAGTTATATCTTCTGCTAAACTCATAATACTACTTCCATTTCTTGCAACCACTGTATTTACAAAAGTTCCAACACCAATCTTAACCTCATTTCCTACGGTTGGTGTTGCTGGAAGTGTGACTGTAAGTCCTGCACCTGTAACTTCACAGAAATCACGATTTACTAGAGTAGTATTAACTCCAACAGTAAATACACGGTCATAAATGGATTGCATTCCAGTTGCAATTTCTGCTTGGTTGTTAATAACCGTTGTTCCTGAAATTTGAATTGCCATTTATATCACCCTCCCATCATAAGAAAGAGTTTCTCTTTTACCATCTTCGTGTCTCCACTAGGTTTGATTTCTTAATATTTATAAAACTTTCTTCTTTAATTCTTCTACTTCTGCGCTCAATTCTTTCACTGCTTCTATTAATACACCAATAATACCATTATAATTAACTGATTTTACTTCACCACTCTTCACAAGGTCTGGTAAGACTTCTTCAAGTTCTTGAGCAATCACACCATAAGAACCTCTACCAGTTTCTTTCCAATCAAATGAAACACCTCTTAATGAACTTATAGTTTCAAGAGCATTTTCTACGGTGTTTACGTTTTCTTTGAGATTTATATCACTAGTAGAGTTAAAATCAGTTGCAGTAATCGTACCAGCAGTAAAGTTTCCACTACCATCACGAGCAACAATTGTACTTGCAGTATTAGAACTTGTAGCATTTGTTGCTATTGTTACTGCAGTACTTCCATTATAAGAAGTACCAGTTAAATAAGTTCCAAATGTTAATTCTGCAAGATTACTTCCTAGTGTAATTCCAGAAATGGTACTTGCCGATAATTTTGATACACTAATACTTGCACTAGTTGCAATATCAGCATTAACAATAGAATTAGAAAGACTTAATTTTCCATAAGTAATTCCTGCTCCTACTACAATATCTGCTGCTAAAATAGAATTGGTAAGACTTAATTTTCCATAAGTAATTCCAGCACCTACAGCAACATCAGCATTTACAATATTCAAATCAGCAATCATATTTGAAGTCACAGTTCCCGTAGAACCAGTGCTTACAAGAGTTCCATTTACTGATGGTATAGTTGAGGTAAATGCGCCATTAACAATTGATGAAATTACTGGACTTGTTAATGTTTTATTTGTAAGTACTTGACTATCTGTGGTCCCTACAATATCTCCTGCTGGTGGCGATTTTCCTGCAAGAAGAGAAGCATTTAGATTACTTACTTGAGTTGTTGAGGTTACAGTTAGTGGAGCAGTTCCTGATGTGACTGTAGAGACAAATCTGGATGCAGTAGCAATTCCACTTACACTTACACTACTTCCAGTAATTGCTCCAGTTGCCTTTATATTACCAATAACATCAAGTTTTTCTGTTGGTACTGTACTTGCAATACCAACATTTCCTGTTGAACGATAAATGTTTGAACCGTTAATATCCCAAGTTTGAACGGCAGCATCTACGAGAGAATTACCATTTAAGTAATATCCTGTTGCAGAAATTACACCAGAAACATTTGTATTACCAACAACATGAAGTTTTGCTATGGGATTTGTGGTTCCTATACCAACATAAGGTAATGCAGTAGTTGCAATACCAATATTTTGATTTGAATTATCAATTTCTAGAAAGGAACCAAATTGTGAGAGTTCTCTGTTTTTTTGAGCCATTTTAGTTTCCTCTTATAGTTGATTGTATACAACAAGTTCAACAATTTCACCACCAAAACAAGGGTCATTCAAAAAAACAATAGACCCATTAGATGCAGTAAATTCTGCAAGTCCTGATGGTGGAGGAACTAAACGAACACCATTAACATAAACATCAATTAAACCAGTTTCATAAGTTGCGGAGAATGCAGTAGATCCAACTCCAGCAGCATATACAGTAGAAGTTCTTGGAACTACAACACTTTTCCAAGTAACTCCTGTACCAACAGATGCAAGATATTGATCTTCAGTTCCTGTGGTACTTCCAATACTAATCGTTCCATTTACTACAAAATTATTAACAGTAGAAATACCTGTTACATTTGAAGAGGTTGCACCAATACCACCATTAACGTGTAGAGTGTATCGTGGATTTGTAGTTGCAATACCTACTCTTCTTGTATCTGCATCAGCAAGAATGAGGTTTGTGGATGCCTCAAAACCATTTTTTACAACAAAGTTTTTTTGTATCGCCATAGGTGGAGAGCGCCAACCTGTTTTAGTTATTTATAAATAATCAAAAGTATTAAAGAATTAATATGGCGTCTCAGGTATTGAGTGGAGCAACAAATGCTTCCTATACAAATAATACAGGACAGAATGTTCGTTTGATTATTAATTATATGTCCAACGTGACTTCGATGACTTGGGCAGGAGTAAATGTAACTGCAAGTGCTACTACGATTGGTAAAGATATTCAAAATATCTATGGGGAATTTAGACAAGCAGTAAGAGGTACTATTACTAATATTTCTGGAAGTACTGGAGGTAGTTATGGTGGTCTTAGCGAAACCTATGGTGGACAAATACAACAATTGGTAGTTTCTTCAACAAAAGTAGTAACAGTAGAGGGAAGTGGGACACTTGGATATTTTAGGTTGCCCGCTAGCAGTAATAATAATTTCAATGAATTTTACGCTAGTACAAATTTTAGTCTTAGTGGAGGTGTAAAAGGAGGAGTAATATCGTATCCAAACATCTTCTATGTCCCTCTCACAGTATCAAGAGGTGGTAATTTTCCAGTAGAACTGATGCTCGCAAACGGTCAAGTATTCAGTGCTGTTTGTGGTGCTTTTAATGCTATTGTAATTAGAGAGGATGGAACCTGATATGGCGTCTCAAGTAATTAGTGGAGCATCAAATCCAACATATACAAATAATACTGGACAGAATGTCCGTATTATTTTCAATTTTCTTTCAAATGCAACATCTGTAAACTGGGCAGGAGCATCAACAAATGCTTCATCAGGACCACTTCCAGCAGAGGTGATGTTAGCACCAAATCAAACATTCAGTGCTGTATGTGGTCCTTATAATATTGTTGTTGTTAAAGAAGACGGAACTTAAAGAACCCTACCAAATCCACGAGTGGTGAATGGATAGAGATTTGTAGAACCACCACCACTTGCAGTGATTGTAATTTCACCAGTTCCGCCTGCAGGAGTTACAGAAACACCTGCACCAGCAATAACTCTTGTAACACCAGAATTGCTAATGGTTGCATTTTGTCCGGAATATGTAATTGTAATTCCAGTTCCGGCAGAAACAATATTTCCACCAGTAAAGGTTGACCAAGAAAGAATTCCAGAACCATCAGTAATCAATACTTGACCATTCGTTCCATAAGAATTTGGAAGAGTATAATCAAAATTCAAACTTAATGAAGTTGCACTAAATCCAACATAGTTACTTCTATCAGTTTCATAAATTCTTATTGCACCAGTAACCGCAGCATTTCCAACAACATCAAGAGATGCAAGTGTTGTTCCTGTATTAATACCAACATTACCAGCACCATCAATAATAAATGGTGCGGTATCATTTGCAGTATTATCAACTCTTACAATATCACCACCAGAAGTTGATTTAATGTATAGTGAAGTTTCATTATCTGCAACAATTTCAACTTTTGCTGATGGTGAATAAGATGAGAAACCTAATCTACCATCATTTGTAACTGTAAGAGTATTTGCTTGATTTGGATATGCTCCAAAATGCAATAGATTTAGTGTTTCATCATAATAAGAATTGGAAGCGCCGTTAAAGGCACCATTATCATTAAACTGCAAGGAGTTGAAAGGTAATCCAGGTAAACTTCCACCAAGACTTACTGGGCTAATATTTACAGTTGCAATTCCAGAAGGACTTCCAGTTACCTCTACAAGAGCACCAATAAAGTTAATTGTCGTTACAAGACCAACAAGGTTTTGAGCAAAAGCACCAGTAGTAATTGCAACTCTAGGATTTGTATCAAAAGTAAGAGTGCTAATTCCTGTTAGTGAATTATAATCAACATTAAGATTAATACCCTCAGTTACAAGATTAATTAGAGTTGCAAAACCAACATAAGACCCAGCAGATGCAATACCAACACCAGGACCACCAATAAATCCCCAAGGAACCCATTCATTTTGTAGAGTATAAATCCAACCAGCAAACCCTGATTTTTCTGGTTCACTGTTAAATTCAATATCACCATAATTTCCTGCAAAATCAGGTTTCTCATAATTAATAGAAATGCGACGAGATATCTCTTCATTTCCTTGAATAAAGAATGAGTTTGCTTCAACATCAGAGTTTGAAGTAACTTTATTGTTGAAAACAACAGGACCATCAAATTCTGATATTGTATTTTTATCTTTACCACCATCAACCTTTATAGAAT